TAAAAGAGGACCTGATGGCATTCCAAGTTATGCTTTCGATTTAATCGAAGTCGTGAAAGCGAAAGGCACCAAAGAGATTATGGAAGGGATTTATAAAAGAAATCCTCCAGCCACTAAATATGAATACAAAGGCGTTGAAGTGATCGAAGATGGAACCGGTAATGTTTCTGTTAAAAAAGAACAAACGAAAACAGGTTCTTGGCATGATGAAGCAACCGATGATACTCTCGTTGATGATTATGTCGATAGAGAAGTAGGATTTGAGATTAGAAGAGGCGATGACATTGTTAAAGACGAAGGCATGGAAACACAAAAAGTAATTCGAGAACCTGATGAATATACGGAATCCACAGCGATTATGCAGGGAGATGCTGATGGCACTATGGATGTCTCCGAAGTTCTAGAAGTTATCGATGAGGCCGATCACTTAGACCTTAAAAAGATTGCCGATGAAATTAAAGATATCCGTCCCAAAAAAGCTTCAGGTGGTCTTGCTCACATGTTAGGAGAATAATGTCAGAATATAATAGACATAAGTTCGCTATGGAATGGATGCACGGCGGAGGCCGTGATCCGAATGGAAGAGGTCTAGATGAAGAAATACAGATAGCTAATGACATGTGGAAAGAATTCAACTCTAAGCAAGCATCTCTACAAGTGATGCCCGCAGAATGGGATGAGTTAAGTCCTAAAGAAGAACTTTACTATCAACAAGGTCCTTTTAGCACGGATGAAGTTTTTTTAGGATCTAAAGGCGGCACTCCACAACTCGTGCAACCTGGACCAGGGAGACAGGGGTATCAGGGATTTGATAGTAATAAAGCAAGAAACCTAAGAATCCAAGAAGCCAAAGATAAAGGTTTAGTGTGGGATGAAAAATTAAAAAAAGCTAGAAAACCTAAAGAACAAATAGGCTTTCGAGGCGTTGTAACAACGGCAGAGGAAAAATTCATTAAAAAGGCAGAACAAATTTTAAAGAAAAACCTTGAGACTAAAAATGGGGTTAAAGTATTTACCTTAGAGAAAGATCCCAAAAAGGGAAAAGGATTGGTAGATGTAGTAATGAAAGAAGGTAAATTAAAAAATTACGGAAAAGTCTTAACCCTCATTAACGGGATAGCAGAAAAAAACGGTTGGTTAACCCCTAGAGATTACAGACGATATCTAGTTGTTGATTCCTTTATGAAAGATTATGCATTGAATGATCAATTTACGGGTGAGGGTAAATTTAATAAAAGACTTAAAGAGTTTTGGAATCCTAAATTAGAAGACAGATATAAAGGAATTAATAAAACCTTTTTAGAATGGGCTCGGGGAGACTTTGAAGTTGCTGGTTTTGATCGATCTAAATTTAATCCTCTCTTAAAAAAGAATTTAAAAAACTGGAAACCAATCCGAGGAATAAATGAAAAAGCTGCTCAAACTGCTAACGAGCTACAGTGGCTCCATAAGATGAACACAGAACATCCTGATTGGACTGCTAAAAAAATGGAAAATGCTTTTAATAATAAATTTAAAAATTTAGAATACTGGACAGATACAAATTTTGCCAACCGATCTCAAGATTTATATGGAATCTTGGTTCATGGCGAAAATAGAACGGGGCGAGCGGTTAATCTTCCTAAGGGGGATAGGGCGCCATGGCTCAAAAAAGTAGTTTCTATGAATATGGGTGGAAACTATCAGAGATTCTTAGTGGAAGCGGATAGGTATGAAGCTAAAGGAAATGTACAGATTGCAAAAAAACTTAGAAAAGCTGCCAAAGATCTTTTTGGTTCTACAGGAGAACTTAGAAAAGCAGGCGGACATGCTGAACACCCTTGGTTTTGGAATTATGGTGGGGTTAAGGGAATGTTTCAAATCGATAGTTTAGTGCAGGGGGATTTAAATAATTTTAAATTTAATAATTTTGAAGGTCCTATACAAGATTTAATAGACAAATATGAAAGCGCAGGAGATTCATTAAAACCTGGACAGAAAAAAGCAATCCTTGCCGAAATAGATTTAAGACGTAATTTTTTAAACGTTATGACCGACATTGGTGATGGAGGAATGGCCAGACACGTCACGTTTGATTCAACGTCTACACCTGGCAAGATAAAGGTCATCAATAAAACTCCAGATATTTATGGAGTGCATAAAGCAGGTCAATTAGATCCTTTGGAACTTAAAACGAGAGGGGGATGGTATAGAGATGCTTTAATTAAAAATTTAACAGATCAAGACGTTAATATTCTTAAAAAAGATGAAACTATAAAGATTGGTAAAATTGGTGCTGCTAGAATGAACGAAATTATTAAAGCTTACCAAAAGGCTGGAATTGGGAATAAATGTCAATGGGAAGGTAAAGCCGAAGGTGGAAGAATTGGTTTTGATGATGGAGGTTTTAATAATTGCATGAAAAACGCTATTGAGGAAAATAAAAAACAAATGATGTCTAAAACGCCAGAAGAGCGTGCGGCTGCAGTGATGAAAAATAGAAATGCAGTTAATGCCATGAAAAAAATTAAAGGGTTTGGTAAACTAATAACTCGAGGAGTTCGAGGAACGGCCGCTACTCTAGGATTAAATAATCCGGGAGCGTGGTTATTGGAAGCTGCTCTTGAAGGAGGCTTTTATGAATATTATCGTAGAAAAGGCTATACTCATGATCAAGCTTATCAAGAAACCTTTATACCGGGAATGGTCACTGGCAGACCCCATGATGTGCCATGGTACGGAGGAGCAGAAAAATTATTAGAAAAAGAGTTAATCGGAGAAAATAAAACTGTTCAAAGATATTTTGATAACTTAGCTGCATTAGATGCAGCATCAGCTGAATATTCTCAATTAGAAAATGCTATTAGTCTGACTCAACAAGGGATGGGATACGGATATGATGAGGAAGAAGCTAGAACAAATATTGCTGAAGGTCAGGCAAGACTTAAAGAACTTCAAGAAGAAATTTTACGATTGAATAATTTAACTAAAGAAGGAACTCCTGATTGGCAATCCTATCAAACGGCTTTAGAAAAACAACAAACGGAGCAAGGTCAAAGAGCTATTGAATGGGGAGAATATGGACAAGGTGATACTGAGGCCCTAGCTAAACAAAGAGAGCGGGTAAGACAAAGAGAAATGGAAGATAAATTTCCTGATTATCAAAAAGCTGAGATGGATCAGATGTTAGAAAATTGGGGAGTGTATATTGATCCTAATTTAAGAAGCTATAAGGGAAAAACTGTACAACGTCCTGAAGGTTTACAATATATGGGAAAACCTGTTTTAAATCCCGATGCTCAAAGGGGATGGACCTATGATGATTTTAATGACTACTTAAAATATCAGGATAAGATGAAATATTTTGCAGATAACTTTATGTTAGAGAAGAAAACAGGCGGCAGAGTCTCGTACCTAGATGGTGGAATAGTGAGTTTATTAAAAAAATGAAAAACCCAACATTAGTTAAAAATATGAAGCATGTTAAATGGAGCCAGATTCCTCCTTTAAGAGGACCTAATCCACAAGGCTTGCGAAAAGAAGTAAAACAAGATACAAAGAAACCGGAGAAGTTAAATGGCAGACAATCGAATAGATAAAGCTCTCCCGAATATCTTAACGGATCAAAAGATTCCATCACCGGAAGCTCTTGAGGAAGTTGATATTACGGAGATAGAAGAAAAGGGTCCCGTTGAAGTGACACCAGATGAAGAAGGTGGAGCAACAATTGATTTTGATCCAACTAATAAACCTAACATTCCTGGAACCGAAGAACACTTTGATAATCTAGCAGATATCTTACCTGATGATATTTTAGATCCAGTCGGTAACAAACTTACTGGCGATTATATGGATTATAAAATGTCCAGAAAAGATTGGGAGCAAGCTTATATTAATGGTATAGATCTTTTAGGATTTAAATATGTTAACAGGACTCAACCATTTCAGGGCGCGAGTGGCGCAACTCACCCAGTACTTGCAGAAGCGGTTACGCAGTTTCAAGCGCAAGCTTATAAAGAGCTATTGCCAGCTGATGGACCGGTAAGAACTCAAATTATCGGAGCTTCAAGCCCACAAAGACAATCCCAAGCAGATCGAGTTAAAGATTTCATGAATTATCAAATTCTTGATGTTATGAAAGAATACGAACCAGAGTTTGATTCGATGTTATTTCATTTACCTTTAGCAGGATCTACTTTCAAAAAAGTTTACTATGATGAATTACTAGGTCGAGCAGTATCTAAATTTGTACCTGCAGATGATTTAGTCGTTCCTTACACAGCAAATTCTTTAGATGATGCAGAAGCCGTGGTGCATATTGTAAAGATGTCTGAAAATGAATTAAGAAAACAACAGGTGATTGGTTTCTATAGAGATATAGAACTTGCCGCACCGAGTTATCCACCAGATGATAGATTAAAAGATGCAGAACGAAAATTAGAAGGGACTCAACGAACTGCACGAAACGAACAACTTTATACACTCTTAGAGTGTCATGTTAATTTAGATTTAGAAGGATTTGAAGATTTACATCCTGAAACGGGTCAACCGACAGGAGTAAAACTGCCATACGTCGTAACAATCGAATATGGTAGTCAAAAAGTTCTTTCCATAAGAAGGAACTTTGCGCCCAATGATCCATTGAAGAAGAAAATCCAATATTTTGTCCACTTCAAATTTCTGCCAGGACTAGGATTTTACGGATTTGGACTCATACACATGATTGGCGGTTTGAGCAGAACTGCAACGGCTGCTCTCCGCCAATTATTAGATGCAGGGACATTATCCAATCTACCTGCTGGATTTAAACAACGAGGAGTGCGTGTCAGAGATGATGCACAACCGATTCAGCCAGGGGAATGGAGAGATGTGGATGCACCAGGCGGAAATTTAAAAGATTCATTTTTTAATTTACCTTACAAAGAACCCTCACAGACACTTTTACAACTTATGGGTATTGTGGTTGCAGCAGGCCAACGTTTTGCTGCGATTGCTGATATGCAAGTAGGTGAAGGAAATCAAAGTGCAGCGGTTGGAACAACCATTGCGTTATTGGAAAGAGGCTCAAGAGTCATGAGTGCGATCCACAAAAGACTTTATGTAAGCATGAAACAAGAATTCAAACTATTAGCAAAAGTATTTTCAACATTTTTACCTCCTGAATATCCTTATGATGTGATTGGAGCTGCTAAAAATGTTAAACAAGCAGATTTTGATGATAGAATAGATGTACTACCCGTAGCAGACCCAAATATCTTTTCTATGTCTCAACGAATAACCATGGCACAAACAGAATTACAACTTGCGATGTCGAATCCTCAAATGCATAATTTATATGTAGCGTATCGTAAGATGTATGAAGCAATCGGGGTCAAAAATATTGATCAGGTATTACCTCCACCGCCGCCTCCTCTTCCCAAGGATCCGGCTTTGGAAAATATAGATGCTTTGGCTCAAAAGCCTTTTCAAGCATTTCCTGGTCAAGACCACCGAGCGCACATCACATCACACTTAAATTTCATGGCAACGAACATGGTGAGAAATAATCCACCTGTTATGGCTGCTTTACAGAAAAATTGCTTAGAACATATTTCATTAATGGCTCAAGAACAGATTCAATTAGAATTTAGACAAGAATTGCAGATGTTGCCACAGCTCCAACAGCAGGCAACTATGAATCCACAAGCTCAACAACAGCTTCAAGAGATTTCTCAGAAGATAGAAGCAAGAAAAGCGATCTTAATTGCTGAAATGACTGAAGAATTCATGAAGGAAGAGAAGAGAATTACATCTCAATTCGACCATGACCCTCTATTGAAGTTAAAATCAAGAGAAGTTGACTTGAAAGCAATGGAAAATCAGCGTAAAGAACAAGAAACTGAAGCAAGAATTAACCTTGATAAAGCTAAATTAGTCCAAAATAGAGAAATTACGGACGATAAGCTTGAACAAAACGAAGATTTAGCTCAATTAAGAGCTGATACGGCGATTGCGAAATCAATCATGTCCGCTGAAACTAAACTAAAATCAGATCGCATGAAAGCGCGTGATGTAAAGACCTTGAAAGGTCCGAAAAGGTAGTCTATAACAACTAAGGAGAAACTATGACTAAACTAGAAAAAGCAAGCAAAGACAAAGTTGGTAGAAAAGGAAGTGTTTCCTTAAATAAAACTGATAATGTCTCTGTGCCTCCTCAAAATTTACACATCGATCCAAAAGGTGTGTCAAGTTTTAGAGGAAAAGGTGTTTATATCGCTCAAGGCGATAAAAACGAAATTAAAGGCACTAGAAGAATGCTTAAATCTAAAGATAAAACTGTAACTTGGTACTAATATGGCTTGGTTCGGCTTAGCAAAGATAGCATTACAAGCTGGCGGAAAAATTTATGCAAACCGTCAGAAGACGAAGATGGCTATGTCTGATGCACAATTGATGCATGCAGAGCGTATGGCCCGAGGTGAAGAAAAATACCAGGGCAAACTTTTAGAAGCCCGTCAAAACGACTACAAGGACGAGATCGTTCTTGGGATACTTACGCTCCCCATCCTGGTGCTCGCTTGGTCGGTGTGGACAGAGGATCCGGCGGCTTTAGAGAAGGTTAATGTATTTTTTGAGTACTTTTCAAATC